AATCTAGAGCAATGTACTCCCAATTTCTCAGTAGTTAAAGCAACAGCTTTCAAGAGAGAAGCTGCTGATGTACGAATTGAGACTTACGGCTCGGCTTTGAAAGGGTCTACCTATTCAGAAGGGTCTACTAACTCGTGGTATGTCACAGAACTTGCCGAGAAGAGAGCTTTATCTAGAGCTATTCTCAAATTAGTTGGAGCTTATGAACTTGGAATTTTTGGCGAAGATGAGTCAGAAGACTTCAAACGCAAATAATATGCAAGGCTCAAAAGAATATTTTTTAAGAGTTAAAGAGGAAGAGTACTTTGACTTACCTCAAGCCCTTAGAGAACGTTGTACGGTCTATTATAACGATTACGAGCTATACAAAGACAACCCTAGTTTTAAAGCTTTAAACAAAGCCTATAGGGATTCTAAGAAAGCTCTAGAGAATTGGAAGTATGACCAACGTCATAACTAAAAACAGCCTCACAGAAATGTGGGGCTTTACTTTTTAAATTTATTTACCATCTTTTCTCCGCTTCTAACTACAAAATAACCACCTACAGCAGTCATAAGTAATCCCTTGAGTAATCCTATCCACTCTGAAGCTATTTTAAAGCCTTCTAACGAACTATCTAACATTATGAATACAAACATACAGATTAATAGAAAAGCAAGCGTATACGGTCTTATATTCTTTGACATAAAAGAATCTGAATGCAAATCTGCTTCCCATCTTTTTGTTATCTCAGTCTCTAACTGCATATCATATTGAAGCTCTTGAATCAATAGGTCTTTATCCTCTTGGCTAAGTGCCTTATCTCCGCTGATTGCATCTCCTAGCTTCTCTAATGCCTTAACTCCTGTTAAGTTTCCTGCAAGCTCTAGTAATTCAGGAGCAAATTGCTTCCCCTGTTTAGCTAGAAACCTAAGTGCATCCCCTACCCTAGTAGTTCCGTGCTTGTCTTTATATTTTCCTGTATCCATTAGTATGTCCAAATTACATCGCAAGATTTATTCATATCATTATCAACGTGAATAAAATTCTTTGCTATTCCTATTCTATTAAACCCTGCTTCAATTAAAGCATTAACTATTTTAAATCTATGTCTTGAGCTAGTGCAAGCGATGTCACAGGCTTTTCCAAGTCTATGAGAGCTTTGAGGAACTCCTCCAACTTTACGATTATGAGATTTACTTCTGTATCCTGATGTTATCCTGAAGGATACTCCTGCTATTTCACGAGCATTGTCTAGCATCTCAAGGAATCTCTTATCCATTAAGTTTCCACTTCCTATCTCATCAGGAGAGTCGAACTCACTTGTTTTAAAGTTCTTCATATCTGTCTTCTAAATTTTCATCTTCTAGTTCCCAAATTTCAAGCTTAAGCATCTCATTCTCTAGCCTAGTTTTTTTTCTGTTAACACTACCATCTAATATCTTATTGACTATAAGTACAATCGTATAAACTCCCCCTAATACTGAGAGGACAACCTGTATCAACTGCATATTCCCACCATTAAGGAAGGCAAAAGCAGTGTCTTTAACACTCATTACCCAAAGGGAACAAGTGCCATAGTTGGCTATTAGTTTAAACATTTTTGGGGTATTTATTAGAATAATCTGTGTTTAGGGTTACTAGGCTCTACCTCGTAAGTTTTCCACCCATAAGGCGAAGCGTCTAGGTCTCTCCATAGTACATCTAAAGCATATCCTTCAGAGAGGATAGGAGCTGTTATTTCAACCCCTTCGCTATCGTATGTACCTTCTGTCATCACAAACTTGTCTAGCTTTATGAAGGATGCGTTAACATCCTCCAATTTAGCTATCTTACTTTCAGCTTGTTCCTTGTCGTTAAATTCGTATCTTAAGTATATCATATCATCACTATTTTATTGATATTACCTTGCGGTATAGTGTAGGTCGAAGGTATGCTAGTTATTGGTGTTTGCTCTACTCCGTCAATAGTTTCTGTTATACTAGATATTGACAAGCTAGTTAAGTCCACTGAAATATCGTCAGCTAATCTTGTAGCTTGGGCTCCTGCCGTTCTTATATAACTAGAAGCGGTGTTACCTGCCTCTACTTGATATCCAAAGCAAGGGTATGATATTGTAGTGGTTATCGAAGATGGTCTCCATTGTGCAAAGGTTGTTCCTGTAGTTGATTGACAAGATACAAATATTCTAAACCAACCACTTCCATAGTTAGTAAAGCCTGCATCGTCAAAGCCTGAAGAGAAAGATGTAAATGTAACCCCTGTAGAAGTTACAGATGCTCTAGCACCGAATAAAGTACTTGTTCCCGTGTTAAAGGTGTTTAGTTGAGTAGTAAAATCTGTTCCGTCGTGCTTTACAAATATACTCATTGTAACCCTACCTCCAACCGCTGCAAAGCTAGGCTGTAGCCTATCATTTGCGTTGGTTACAGATACAACAGCTTCGATTATATTTCCCGCTAATGGGTTAGTATAAGTAAAAGAAATACCACCACTTTTGGTATTGTTTCCTAGCGTCTCACTCCACGCTATTAAATTTGTTCTTTGTGGCTCTACTAATAAAGTAGGTGTTCCTGTAGAGTAATTTATCCTAGGTATATTGACAGCCATCTCCTCTATTTCTCCTGAAGAGTCTATTCTAGTAGCTATACTATTTCTTGATACATCAAAGTCCCCTGAAGCGTTTTCAGGAAGTATGCAATACAAGATTCTTTCTTTATAGGCTGTTGGTATCAATGTTAACACCGCTGTTTCGTCTACATTTGAAAGTCCTATTTGATTGTCTAGAGTACCTCCGTCAAGAGCAACTCTGTCGATGAAGCGGCTCACAATATCTTGTAAGCTATGTAACATCATCATAACTCTTCGCCTACTCATTATATAGTAGAGTCAAAGTATCCATCTAAAGCTGTCTTTAAAGCTGCAAAACTAGCATAAGCAACACCTGCTTCATCTTGTAAGTCTGAGAATAATGTCTTATTCAAAATATCTACACCTTGTATGGTCTTGATGATTAAGAAATCTCCTTGCTTTTGTCTCTGAATTTCGCAATATGCAGGGTATCTGTATTCGATTCCGTTAACTAATACTAATTCTTTCGTTACTGAGTCTTCGTAAATTTTCATTTTATCTAATTATTAAGTTATTTATTATTTATTTATTATCCTAAACCTAGACATCCGTCAGGAGTGCCTTGAATTATTGTGAATTTACTGTTTAAATTAGCTATAAAGTAAGCCTGATTGTCTTCTTTTCCATCAATCTCAACGGTATACCCGTTTAAATCTGACTTATTTGCTCCTGATTTATCACTTACAATAGCTTCAACCCCGTTTCTAATGCCTAAGAATCTACCATTCCCTTGCTCATCTACTACAATACAGTGATGCGGTCTCTTGGTTAACTTCCAAAACTCTTCTGAATTCCTTGTTCCTTGCACAACAAAGGATAGTTTCTGAGAATAAACCTCTCCTCCATCCTCTCTGCTCTGTGTTTCTTCAAAAGAAGCACCGTGAACATCGTATTCGTATATAGTAGCCGTAGGAATTGAAGTGATTCTCTGCCCCGAAAGCACTACTTGCGACCTTGAATAGTCAACGTACTCAGTAAGGTATATCTTTTTAAGACCTCCTTGCCTGTCGTTATCTCTCTTAGCTGTTCCTTTTGTTAAATCGTATTGAGCCATATCTTATCTATTATGATAATGAGATAAACAATCATCATCAAATCCATTCATTCGTCTTCTGTCATCAACTTGGTTAGATGTCTCATTAAAAAACCATCCACTTCTACTCTTCATATTCTTTGAAGCATTAACCTCATCCTGATACGTCTTGTATTCGGCTATAGAGTGCTTATTAAGCCACTTATAGAATCTTCTGATGTATGTGTCTGCAATACCTGCATAAGTGTCAGCTAATCGCATTATATCCTCTTCAGTCATAAGCTCTGCATTCTCTGCAACGTGCTTGTAAGCTCCTCCGTTAGTTACCATATAAGATGATATCTTAATATACTCAGATAGAGCTTGATTCTTAGTGATTGGCTTGATGTACTTTGTGTACATTTCAAGATAGTCTCCTGTCAATGTGCTGTTCTCTGCTCCTTCTAAGATTACATCATACAACTCAGTACCTAGCAAGGCTTGAATAGTTATGATTTGAGTATTAGCTATTGAGAACAGGAACTTATCCTTATCAACATTACCACCTAATATAGTGGTGCTCTTTAATTCTTGTGGTGTTATAAATAAATATTCCATATTATTTTAAGCTTCCTCTGTTAGGTTTGTCTATTTCTGCCTTGGCTACATCGCTGTCATTCTTTACAGGCTTGTATCCTTGTCTTTTTGCCTCATTAACATTGACGAAGTCTGTTTGTTGCATTGCTCCACCCTTCTTAGGTGTTCCATCTGCATTCAATTTCTTTTTGTATACTCTTCTCTCAAATCTATGGTAACAGTTAACCCCTCCACCATACTTGAAAATATCGTACTTGCCACCTTCGTGAGCAAACTGACCATTCACACCTTGTGAACTCATTAAGTCAATGTCTTCTTTTCTAAACACTTTACCACTATCAGAAAGAGATACCATCTTATTGCAAAATGCTCTAGACTTACCTTTAGGTGTCTTGCTTGTTCCTTTAGTAAATGCGTAGCGAGTCTTCCAAAGCTTTGTATCTTGCTCACTTGTTTGGTTAGCTGACATCTGAAGCTCATATTCCTCTTCAGAGCCTAACTCATATCCTTCAGGTGCGTCTTGAGCATACATTTCAAGTATTGACTCCATATCATCGCTTAACTCAGTTTTACATCCACACTGAGAACTCATTTCAACGTTGTCAGAGTCGCTCTCCTCAACTATCTCCTTAATCTCTTCCTCTTGTGTCAAAGGCTTGAACATAAGGTCTAAATTGATACCGTAATGAACTAACACTTCCTCTAGTGATTCAATTATAAAGTCTTGCTTAGGAGCTATTACTCTTTTAAGTAGTTGCTTCTCAGACACGTCAATCATCTCAGCTTGTGAACTGAATCCTGTTGCTGAGTCTAATCCTACCAATGATGGAGAGATTACTCTGTGAGAAGTCATAATCTGATTCTTTGCCTCAGAAGTTAGGAATTCCCATTGCTTGTGTACTGATGTGTTCACAGGGAAAGGAGTCACTGATATCTCAACGTCTTGACCATTAAAGCTGATAATGAAGTTCGATGCATTGCTGCTAGATGTTAGCTTACGCTTTACTTGTCTCTCAAAATCTCTCTTCTCATCATCTGTGTAGTTGTCTCCGTTAGGAATGTTTATGATATACCCTGCAGATAATCCATTCTTAATAGATGAGATATTCATATTTGAAATTTCCTCTTCCATCTCACAGTATTGAAGCCCTGCTGCATAGCAAGGTGTACCGAAGTACTCATCTCCAATAGAGTAAGGCTTTGCACAGTATATAGAAGTACCTGATTTACCATCTCCAAAAGCTTTGAAT